ATATAAATTTGAACATCACTCCAAACCTCAACTTCTTAATGAGGATAAGTGATACAATTTGAAATTATTCGTTGGAAGAACTTTTTAAGTACAGGCAACGTTTTTACTGAAGTAGAACTTAACAAAAATTCAAATACTCTGATAATTGGTGACAATGGTACGGGCAAATCTACTATACTAGATGCTTTAACTTTTGGATTATTTGGTAGACCATTTAGGTCAATCAATAAGGCACAACTTATCAATTCCATAAATCAAGGTGGAACTGTTGTAGAAATTGAATTTAGTATTGGTAATAAAAAATATATAGTAAAAAGAGGTATAAAGAAAAACTTTTTTCAAATATATTTGGACGGTTCTCTTTTAAATCAAGACGCAGCTATTAGAGATTATCAAGAATTCCTTGAGAAAACGGTTCTAAAATTAAATTATAAGTCTTTCACTCAGATTGTTCTTTTGGGTAGTTCTTCTTTCATTCCTTTTATGCAACTCAGAACTTCTGATCGTAGAGCTATCATTGAGGATCTTCTTGACATTGAAATTTTTTCTGTAATGAATCAACTCCTTAAAGGTAAAGTTAGTATTAACAAGGATACCACAGGAACAGTTGATATTTCACTTGGATTGGCTAGAGGGGAAGAGAAATCGACTAAACATTTAATTGAAAAGCTTAAAGAAAATAAAACTTCTCAAATTAAAAAAAATAAAAAAGACATAAAAGAACATGAAGATTATCTGGAAGATTATAAAAAGAAAAATACAGAAATTGATCAAGAAATTGAAAAATTTCATGTATCTATATCTGATGAATCTAAAGTAAGAGAAGAAGTTAAATCATTACTTAATTATAAGAACGATATTGAAAGGGGTGTTCTTCAATCTGAAGAAGACATAGAGTTTTACGAAAATAACAAAGAGTGTAATGTATGTCGGCAAGATATACCAGAGGATTTTCGTGAAAAAATGATTGAACATTTTCATAGTAAAATGCACCAGTTGAGTAGTGGAGTAGTTAAATTGGGCGAGAAACTTAGTAAAATGAAACATAGAACTGATGATATTGATAAAACTCTTGAAAAAATACAAAACTTTAAAAATGATATAATAAAGAATCAAAACAGTATACAAGTATGTACTCAATACATCAATAAGGTTTCTAATCAGAATGATGAAATATCACAAATGATAGATGATATAGATATTAAGAAATTAGAACTTGAAGGTATAAAAGAAAATATTGAGGCATATACTGAAGAGAGGGAAAGTTTATCAAAGGAAAAACATTTGTATGAACTAGCAACAACTCTTCTTAAAGATACAGGAATTAAGACTCGTATTATTAAACAATATCTTCCAATTATCAATAAACTGATAAATAAATATTTGTCAGCGATGGATTTTTACATCACATTTGAACTTGATGAAAATTTTAATGAAACTATAAAATCAAGACATCGCGACGAATTTACTTATGCCTCTTTTAGTGAGGGGGAAAAAATGAGAATAGACCTTGCGTTGTTGTTCACGTGGCGCATGGTTGCAAAACTCAAGAATAGTGTAAATACGAATCTTCTGATTTTGGATGAGGTATTTGATTCATCTTTGGATGCAGAAGGAACAGAGGCATTTTTAAAAATTATCAATACATTGGATGCAGATACTAATGTGTTTGTGATTTCACATAAAGGAGAAATTCTCTTTGATAAATTTTTAAGCACGATCAAATTTGTGAAAGAGAAACAATTTAGCAAAATAGAAATGATATGAGTGATTTGATATGTGAATTGGTGAAAGAAACAGACCCTTTTTTGAGGGAAATTCCTGTAGGATTTGATTTTAAAAATCCACAAGTTGATCCTGAGAAGTTATCGGCCCAATTGATAGAAAATATGATACATCATGAGGGACTTGGTTTATCTGCAAATCAGATAGGAATTCCTGTTACAGTATTTGCAATGAGAATGGATGAACATGCCTTGGTGGTGTTTAATCCAGAAATTTTAGAGTGGAGCGAGGATACTACATATATGAAGGAAGGATGTTTAAGTTTTCCCGACTTATGGATTGCAATTGAACGTGCAAAATCGGTTGCAGTGAAATTTCAAGTGTTTGATGGAGAAGACCAGGCCGGAAGTATGACAGAGTTGTCTGCAAGGATATTTCAACATGAATCAGAACATATGGATGGTGAATTATTCATTGATAAAGTAAATAAATTCAAATTGAAATCGGCGATGCGTAAACGTAACATGTACTTGAGAAAATTCAAGAAAGAAAATAAAAAATAAATAGAAAGGTAAAGAGTATGGGAATCTTTAGTAAGATTAAACATCATGTAAAAAATATTACAAAAGGTGCAAAACAAAGAGCACAAGAAGAAAGAGAACGTATAGAAAAGGAAACAGAAGAGAAACAAAAGCAAGTAGAAAAAATTGTTCATAAAGCGAAAACTAAAGCAAAGGGCCTGATCAAAAAAGGTAAGAAAAAAAAGAAGTAACCCCTAAAACCCAATAAGAAAAAGGAGAAATATGGCAGAGGAAAAAAGAGGAATCGAAGAAACTAAGGATATTCTTGATTTCGTATTTTCATTTGTAGAGGCGGTAGGAAAAGCCAAAAAAGATGGAGAAATGACTTGGAGTGATGCAAGATATTTTATTGATCCAGTAAAGAAACTTTTTGAGGCAGTCGATGACATCGAAGAAGTTCTTCCAGAAATTGAAGATCTTTCAGAAGAAGAATATGATCAACTCGTAGAATATGTCAGAGGAAAGTGGAATTATGATGAAGAAAATCTTGATTGGGTCGTGGATACTGCAATTGAGGCTGGTAGAGGGGTCTTGACTTTGATTAATATGCAAAAAAGTTAAAATGAGAAGTAAACAACATGGTAAACGATTGCGCCGAGAAGGTGCAATCAAACGACTTGAAACAACACTTGCAATGCACAAAGCAAATGCAGAGTTGACAATTGCAATCATGGAAGAAAAAAAACTTTCTACTGGTGCAGCTAATAAAGTAGAATCAATTCGAGCAAAGAAAATTGAACGAATTCAGACTACAATTGAAAATACAAAAGAAAATATGAAGTGATGGGAATAAATAAGACTATTAACAGACATTGGCGTGACTGGGCTGCATTAGTATATTTGTTTATCTGTCTGGTTGATTTTTTCATTGCTCCTTTGATGTGGAACATAGGCATGGCTATGGAGAGTGATGAAATAAAACTGAACACAAGTAGATGGATGCCATTAACATTACAGGCTGGAGCAATGTTTCATATATCATTCGGAGCTATACTAGGTGCAACAGCATGGAGAAAAAAAGATGAAGTGGAAGTTCATAATCGTAATGGTGGTAGCTCTAGTTCTTAGTGGATGTGCAAAGAGTGTAGTAGACAAAAATAATGATTTAGGTAGTGGTGATAAGTCAAATTTACCAATTTCGTTAACCTCGCTTATTGAACACGCAGAGTATTGTAAATCAATTTACGATCTTGGTGGTGATCAAAAAGATGAGGTTGCGTTTGAGGTAATACAAGATAATGGAATATCAATAATTGTTATTAGGGGTACTGCCAATGAAGGAAATGTACTATCTGATATTGATGTAAGATTGGTAAGTGATGCTCGTACAGGAATCAAACTTCATAAAGGATTTAGAGATGCCGCTGTAACTATAATGCAAATTATAGATACTTCAACCAAGACAGGAAGAACTATTGTTCAAGGACAGACACTTACATACCCTCTTGAACATACAGTACACGTTACAGGTCACAGTTTAGGTGGAGCTGTTGCACAAATAATAGGAATGTGGCTCCACAAGAGAGGTAAAAATGTTCAAATTTACTCTTACGGATCACCAAAAGTTACTGATCAAGTTTTGTCTGGTGGACAACCCACTCATTGGCGTGTGGTTCGCCGTAGCGATCCTATCCCTTTTACTCCTCCTTGGCCTTACTATCACACAGGACTTTTTATAAACAGTCAGACTTTGGATTGGGGCCCAGATAATGATAATGGTTTGATTTCCCAAACAGATGGATTAGATCATGCAATAGCAAAATATGTAACCACATTGAAAGGACAATTATAACGATGGAAAATAATGTAAAAGTTTTGAAGTTAATTACAGGTGAAGAAGTAATTGCGAGAGTAACAGAAGAAGAAAAACATTTACTTCTTTTAGTCAAACCGATGACATTGCAAATGATAGCCCCTACTACATCAACAGGACAAGTGGGGTTTGCATTGGTGCCTTGGATGAAGGCAGCAAAAAATGAAAAGGTTACAATTTCAACAGAACACATTATAGCTGAAGATGAGGCATCAGAACAAACTGAGAAAAATTATCTTCAAGTAGTGACAGGACTTTCTTTATAATGTATAAACCTCTTCCAGATTATATAACAATTAAGGAATCTCCCATTAATGGACTCGGGCTCTTTGCAACAGAGAAAATTAAAGCCCATGCATTAATTGGGGTTACACATCATCCCCGAAAAGAAAGTGAAGACGGACACATTCGCACCCCTTTGGGTGGATTTGGAAATCATTCTGATGATCCCAACTGTTTCAAACTTTTGATGGAAAAAAGTGGTGATTGGTGGATTGGTGCTTCAAGAGACATCGAGCCAGGAGAAGAACTCACTTGGACATATACTTTATATAAAGTTGAAAAAACTTGACAATTGAAAAACAGTGTGATATAATAGTAATATTAGATTAGATTTGTTGGGCAAACGACACTAAAGCCAGGTCGGAGGGACGGACTCCCATACCTGAGTGCGACTAAGTGACTCTACCTAGATGAAGTTAAGAGGCCTTTCCAAAAAGACCCATAGTACGTGCAGAGGGTTGAGGTTAGGATAGTCTAGGCCCTACCTAGTATACTCTTTAATGAAGTTGGAAATATGATGATGAATGATTAAAATTGGGTAAACGACAGCTTGTAGACGGGGCGGAGGTAGACCGTAATGCGTTTGTACAAGTGCTCTACTCTGGTGAAATTTAAGGTGTTATGTGGGGTGCCGCCGGTGCTACGCCACAGGTCGAAACATAACTTAGGGGATGACTTGTCATTCGATGACAATTCTCATTCGCGTATCCAGAGCTCTACTCAACATTTCAATTATATAATAAAAGAATATCATGAAAAACACTACAAAAATGATGAAGGATGACCCACATCTGACATCCTACCTAGATGCACCTTGGGCAAAGGCTCCTAAAGCATATCAAAATATAGTACACGAAGATGAAAATGTAATAGTGTATAAAGACGGATTTCCAGTAACAGAAGGACACTTATTGTTTGTTCCAAAGAAAAAACTACGAAGAGAAGATATTACAATTTGTTTTGAATATGCATACAAATGGGGTATAGAGGGTATAATGGATTACAAGTGGAAAGCATTTAACATAGGTATCAACAATGGAGTTGAAGCAGGACAAACAGTAATGTGGCCCCATGTGCATCTGATTCCACGAAGAAAAGGTGATACACCAAATCCAAAAGGTGGAGTAAGACACGTAATACCATTGAAAGGAGATTATAATGAGTAATTACATGAAAGAACTTGCAAAGGCTGCAGGAAATGAATATGGAAGTTTGGTTGATGATGGAATTTTTGGGGGAGATGTTACACAATGGATTGATACAGGTTCGTATGTGTTTAATGCGCTCCTGTCTGGTTCTATTTACGGTGGACTTCCTGCAAATAAGATTACTGCAATTGCAGGAGATCCGGCTACAGGAAAGACATTTTTTACACTTGGATTGATCAAGCATTTTCTTGATTCAAATCCAGATGCAGGGGTATTCTTTTTTGAATCGGAATCTGCATTAACAAGTGAAATGCTCAAGGAACGAGGAATTGATGTATCTAGAATATTTCATATACCAGTTGCAACGGTAGAAGAGTTTCGACATCAGGTAGTTAAGATATTGGAAAAACATGGAGAAACAGATGAATCAGAACGGCCACCTTTAATGATATGTCTGGATTCTTTGGGAATGTTATCAACCACAAAAGAAATGGCAGATGTTTCTGATAATACTGGAAAAAGAGATATGACAAAAGCACAAGTTATCAAGGGAACTTTTCGTGTTTTAACTCTGATGCTTGCGAAAGTGAATGTTCCACTCATTGTGACAAATCATGTATATGATCAGATTGGTGTAATGTTTCCTCAAAAAATAATGGGAGGTGGATTGGCAATTCAGTATGCTGCATCTTCAATTGTATTTTTGTCTAAACGAAAAGAAAAAGAAGGAACAGAAGTGATTGGTATTGTAATTCATTGTAAGATGCAGAAATCCCGATTAACAAAAGAAAACAAAAAGGTTGATGTTCTCCTGACATATCGAGATGGATTACATAAGTATTATGGTCTATTGGAAATGGCTGAAGCCGCAGGATTATTTAAGAAAGTATCAACTCGATATGAACTTCCAGATGGGTCAAAATTATTCGGCAAACAAATTCTCACAGATCCAGAAAAATATTTTACAGAAGATATACTGAATCGACTTGACAATTACGCAAAAATAGAGTATACTTATGGTAGAACAAATGGAAATTCCGGCGGAGATGACGCCGGAACAGATCAAGGAGTATCACAGTAGAGTTCCAGATCCAGATGATAAGGAACGCCTTTGTGTCAGAATAGAAAGAGGCCCATTTGCTGGAATTGATGTTGCATTTGGTCGATTTCAAATGGCGGACAAAGATAATGATGATGGTACTTCTAAGGTCAGGTTTGAATACGACATGATTAAAATTCCACCCGATTTGAAGGACAAGGAATTTACAGATGAAATGGGAGATGCATTTGAATCTCTCTTAGGACAAATTTATATTCATGTCCTTAACAAAGAATTAGAGAAACAAAAAGAGGAAAGTGAGGATGGAACGACTAGAAGGTACGATTTTGCGAAACCTGTTATATAATGAAGAGTATGCGAGAAAAACACTTCCATTCTTCAAAGATGAATATTTTACTCAATTTTCAGATAGGGTTGTTTTTCAGGAAATAAAGAAATATTTCAACAAATATTCTAATCCGCCAACAAAAGAAGCGGTTATCATAGAATTGGGAGAACGGAACGATCTTACAGATGAAACTTTTCAATCAACAACGGAACTATTAAAAGAAACAGAAGAAGGTCATGAGAAGAACGAAAAGGAAGAT